CTGAGTTTAACTACACTTGAGAACACGAGTTAGGTGCTAAGTCGACTACACACCGAAAGTGCAAGGAAGATAAGGAGTTAGGCAGGTTTCGTTCGATTCGAACAGAGAGCACCTATAAAGTTATCGCGGGATAGTGAAGCGGTAAAACACGAGTCTCATAAGCTCGAGTCCCAGGTTCGATTCCTGGTCCCGCAACCAATTTCGGAGTGTAGCGCAGCCTGGTAGCGCATCTGGTTTGGGACCAGAGGGTCCAAGGTTCGAATCCTTGTACTCCGACCAATTTTTACAAAAGACAATATGACTAAAGAAGAAGAAAAAGCAGCAACAGATGCAGCACTGGCAGAATTTTTTGCAAGAGGTGGGCAGGTACAAAAACTAAAGCCTAACCAAAGCGGCAGAGCAGAAGGTGAAAGTTATTCGGCATGGTCTAAGAAAAAGCCGTCTACTAGTCCTTTAGCAAATCCTCCAGAAGAAGATGAATAACTCGCTGTAGTTCAATGGACAGAACGGTTCTCTCCTAAAGAACAAATCCAGGTTCGATTCCTGGTGGCGAGGCCAAGAGTTAAATAAACGTATGCGGGGTTCGTATAGTGGTAATACCTTAGCCTTCCAAGCTAATGCTGAGAGTTCGATTCTCTTACCCCGCTCCAAATTATGCAAGTAATCGATTACAACGATATCTTTAGAAAATTTGATTTTAGTTCTACGATCAGTCAAGCAGATAATACAGAAGCCATAGGCATTATAAAGAACATTATCGCTGACGGGAACTACTTTACAAATAGTCCTAAATACCAGACTAAAGAAAACATCTTTTCAAGACCTGAGCCTATATGGTTAAAATATAGGATGAGTTTCTTATTCAGTGTTTTCATGTACTTAGGCAGAGAAGCTCGTGTATCAAATATGATGGCCTGGAGTTTTATGACAAATCTCCAGGGTGCCGAAAACAGAGAAAAACTTTGGCACCATCATTGGCACCCACAAAATCCAAATAGCAAAATGATGAGTGGGATATTTTATTTGCATATCCCCAATGATGTAAAAGATCGAGATTATTGCGGAACAGAAATGGCTCCAAACGGACCAGAATCCGAAGGTAAATATTTTGTTAGGCCAACAGATTTTAATTGGCTGGTTTATCCCAGTGATAAATGGCATAGGCCGGGAATTGTACAAAGCAACGATTACAGGTTTATATTAGCAGTTGATGTAGAATATCAATAATGCGGGAGTAGCTCAGTTGGTAGAGCACTACCTTGCCAAGGTAGATGTCGCGAGTTCGAACCTCGTCTCCCGCTCCAAATTACCTCCTTCGGGAGGTTTCGTTTTACTGGCTATCGTATAATGGATAATACATAGAGCTTCTACCTCTAGAATGTGGGTTCGATTCCTGCTAGCCGGACCAAATTAGCTCTTGTAGTTAAATGGCATAACACATTCTTGGTAAGAATGAATAGATGGTTCGATTCCATCCTAGAGCACCATTGACAATGTAAATAAAAGAAAGTATAATGATTAAATGTATAAAGTAATAGATAAAGAAGTAGAAACAGAATTTGCTAATTTAGACTTAGCAATGGCATTTGCCAAAACATTGAATTCGTTTGTTACCATTCAAGGTGGCGAATTTGAAATCGTAGGTATATTTGGTGTTGACTCTATCAAAGACGGAGTGTGTCCGGATGGAGTTAAATACGATTGGAACAAGGCCTCACGTATCGGCCGTGTTAAGAAGGAGAGAGTATAATGAAACGTGTAATTGAAATTAGAGCAGCAGAAGGTGGTGAAGACAGCAAGTTATTTGTAAGTGATCTCGCGACCGCATATTCCAAACTAGGAATGAAGCTGGGCTGAACTACCCGCCTTATAGATGTGCGTCTTGGCGAGTGTAGTTTACTAATAGAGGGCGTAGATTTATCAGGCTTAGACAACGAGCCCGGTGGACATAGAATACAGCGTGTTCCTCCTACGGAACGCAAGGGCCGAGTTCATACTAGCACCGTTACCGTAGCTGTCATAGACCAAAGCGCACCAACGATAAAGGTGACTATTCCGCAAAGTGATTTAAAAATTGAGTGGTATAGCGGTACAGGTGCTGGTGGACAACATCGTAACAAACACCAAAATAGCTGTAGAATTACCCATATTCCCAGTGGCACAATTGCCACAGCACAATGTCGTAGTCGCCAAAATAGTTTAGATCAGGCCATGGCTGCAATACAACAAAGAGTTGACAGCGAAGCCAATAGGTGTTATAATAGTAACATAGCAAGCGATAGAAAGTCGCAGGTTGGATCAGGAATGCGAGGAGACAAAATTCGCACTTACCGCTTTCAAGACGATCAGGTTCAAGATCACATCAGTGGCAAACGGGCCAGCGTTAAGAAAGTTTTAAATGGCAACTTTGATTTAATTTGGAATTAAATGGCAAAAGAAGATACAATTGAACTAACTGGTGTTGTAGAAGAAGTTCTACCTGGTAATATGTTTAGAGTAAAAGTAGACAACATGTCTACGGTAATGCTCTGTTATACCAGTGGTAGACTAAAGCAACATAAGATTCGTATCATCCTAGGCGACAAGGTTAAAGTTGAAGTTAGTCCATACGATCTAACAAAGGGTCGTATTTCATACAGGTTGTAATATGGAAGACAAGGTATTTTACGGCACCGTCCTTGCGATGTTTGCTCTAATGACTGGTAATCCGTTTATTGCTCTAATCATCTTTTTCTTTTCAATTTTATGACCGCAGTAAAAGCAGAACACAAACATCCAGACAAACTAGGTCGTAATCTTGAAATGGGAGATTGTGTAGTTTACCCTCAGAGCAATAGCATGATCATCGGCACCATTGTAAAGTTTACTCCTAAAATGATTACGGTTAAGGGTGTTGGTAATTGGCGTTGGGAAACTCGCAAGTACAGCTCGGATGTGATTAAAATTGACGGGCCAGAAGTCACAATGTATTTGATTAAGAATGCAGGCAAGTAATGGAATACATCGTTATCCTAATGATTTGGACGGTGGTCGGCGTAGGTGATGCCAAAGGTTCACCTACCGTCGTCAAATACGACTGGCGTCCGTTGGGCGAGTTTCATATGGAACAAGGTCGGATTGGTGGTGGTATGAAAACTGCTCGACAGATGTGCGAAGAAGCTGCTCGTCAACTTGCGCTCAAAGCTGAGAACTATCGTTGTGTGAGGTCTAAATGAGTCTAACCTACTACAAAATTCGCAAAAAAGGTCAACCAGAATTGTTCCGCACCAGTGATGGTCGCTGGAATACTAGCGGTAAGGTCTACGATACACTGGGTAAACTTCGAACTCTGATCACTACCAAGATCAACAGCTATCACGAGTATAGTCGGAGAGAAATTGCAGACTGGGAAATTGTTGAATATGAAGTACAGGTTAAGGCTGTTAAAGGTATTCACGAAGTAATTACAGCTCAACGAATGATGGATTATATTAAAAATGTCTAATCTTGACTATGCGTTTATTGGTTGGTGTCGAGATGAGGAAGAAAATCACGACAAGGTCTGGGGCGCTATTAAATTGAAAAATGGTGATAGTCGCTGGAGCGATAACAGCTACGTAACCTTTTGGGGTCGTCGTGGCAAAAAGTTGCAGACTAAAATTGTCACTGACAGCGCCTGGAATATGGACAAGGTCTTTGACAAAAAACGAGATAAGGGATATGCACCTGTTGACATTAAAAAGCTCAACGAGGTCTACCCTGAATTTGAAGATGATTTGAGCAAAACTGCCTTTTGGGCTATGTTCAAAGTTTAGGAAAAATTATGCCGTGGATTGAAAATGTAAGTTTTGGTGATATTCCAAAAGGCCGACATCACAATGCCGGCGAGAATTCTATGCTGATTCAGATTGTGGATCCTGCTATGGAGTTTCCAGCGCCCATGCACCGGTTCAAAGAAACACATCGATTTGAGTTTCTTGACTTAGAGCAAAACGATAAGTTCGGCGAGGAGTTTAAAGTAACTGATGCCCAGGCAGAACAACTAGTTGGTCTACTACAACACGCTCTAGAAAATCGCATGAATGTGGTTGTTCATTGTGTTGCAGGTGTTTGCCGTAGTGGCGCAGTCTGTGAAGTTGGTGTAATGATGGGCTTCAATGATACCGAAGCATTTCGTAGCCCTAACCTAATGGTCAAACACAAGATGATGCGAGTCTTGGGTTGGACCTACGACGAGAACGAGCCTCATACAATCAACGGCGTGACCACTGATTGGGGCTTCGTTCTTCCAAAAGAAAGAGAAGGTGATATTTAATGAAGATCACAAAATACAATCGTAATCGCTTGTTGAATACTTTTAAGAAGTGGGAAGTAGACAAGGAATTCGCTGAACCAATGTATAACTACATTGTTCATGGATTTAATCCAGGTAGCTGTTTTACTTCAGTATTGGCCAATGACTTCTACGGAGCTATTCAACGCAGTCATCCGGCTAATACTATTACTGCATTTAAAGCATTAACAGGTTGGATTCACAGCGAACTTCCTCGAGAAGCCTACGGCAGTTATGATGCGGTTAGTAACTGGTGCTATCTTACAGCAGAACAACGTAGGGCGCTTTTGGAAAAGCGTGACATGCTCTACACCGAGGAAGAAGAAGTCATGCTGGTTCTTCGTAATACTCACACACAAGAACCTGTGTTATATTAAACAATAGTGTGGCTTTTTAGCAACACATAGCCCTGTCGATTTCGGTTGACAGGGCTTTCGTTTGGTGCTATAATATACATATACTGAAACAACAAGGAGAGCGAAATGAAACAAGATTATACAATGTATATCTACAAAGCAGATCGTCGTTGTAAAACAGGCGAACGTTTGTATAGCACAACCGTTTGGCGAGATCGTGATGAAGCAGGGATTAAGCGTGAGTGCAATGAACTCTACGACCTATATCCTGCTACAAAAGGATGGCGCTTTGAGTGCCATCCGACTATGGTAACCGTTAAAAATTTAATGACCGGTAAAGATATCCAAATTGATCGCGACACTCCTTGGTGTTGCAATCCAGCTTCGGAGACATACTGGTCAATGTAAAGGATCAGTATGAAGTTAATAAAATTGGACCGTAGACACAATCTGTATCACAAAGGCTATCGCTATGCCTTTCGATTAGATAGGTGGACTACAGATTCTAACAAGATTGAAAGAGCTGTAAAAGAATTAGAAGGGTTCCGTTGGGATATGACATTCTGGGGTAAGCCCGGTTGTAAAAGCAACGGTTATACTTCTAGGCCTTACTACATTGGTGTAAGAAATGAATCGACAGCCACAATGGTGCTGTTAAAACTTTAAGAAAGGAGGGCAAGATGCCTAGTGTATTTTTAGTCAGCGACACGCACTTTGGTCACACAGGTGTTTGCCGCTTCACACGTAACGATGGCGTTACGAAGTTAAGGCCGTGGGATAGTCCTGAGGAAATGGACGAAGCTATGGTCAAGGCTTGGAACGAAAGAGTCAAGCCCACTGATAAAGTCTATCACTTAGGTGATGTGGTTATTAACCGTAAGGCTATGTCTACGTTAGCCCGTTTAAATGGTGACAAGGTCTTAATCCGTGGTAACCACGACATCTTTAGAGATGACGAGTACCGGCAGTACTTTAGAGAGTTAAGGGCATATCATGTTATGAACGGAATGATCTTAAGTCATATTCCTGTACATAGCGATAGCTTAGGACGTTTTGGTGTTAACATTCACGGACACTTACACGCAAATCGTGTCAAGAAGGCTCGAGGTGTTGATGCTAGAACTGGAGAAATCTTATACAGCGATGAAAACGATATTCGTTATCATTGTGTTTGTGTAGAGCAGACTCCGGACTTTGCTCCTATCTTATTCGAAGACGTAATTGCACGTATTGAAGCAGAGGGTGGAAACGTAGGATTTAGGAACGGCAACGGACCTACAATGTGACATTATCTACGTACTTTATAAGGGCTCTTCGGAGCCCTATTTTTTTGGCTAAAATTTCTAACAGGTTAGAAAGGATATAAAAGTATAAATACTACACTGATATCATTCATCGGAGTTGAAAATATGGCCTTACAAATTAGACGTGGTTCTACCGCGGATAGACTAGCGTACACCCCAGAAGTTGGTGAGCTAATCTTTGATACTACTACAAAAACACTTTATGTTGGCGACGGCTCGCAAGTTGGCGGAATTGCGTCTACATCTTTGACTCGCGATGACGTTCAAGATTATGCAGCAGAGCTACTTACAAACGGTGTACATACAGGAATTTCATTTACCTACAATGATAGTTTAGGAACAATTAATGCTGTAGTAACAGGTGGTGGAGGTGCTAGTACTTTTGAATTGAGAGTAGCTGCTGATAATTCAACTACTAGACTTATTAATTCTGGCGAAACTATTCAATTTAGCGGTGCTAACGGAATTAGCACAACATCAACCACTGAGGGTGAAATTATAATTTCAGCCCCTTCATATCATAGTAACTTAGAAGTAGATAATCTAGATGCTAGAATAATTGCTCATCCAGCATCATCAACTATAGAGGTCACTTCACCGATCCGCTTTCAAACTCGTGTAAATGCTGACGATGATCTTATTGTTGGCAATGTATTATATGTTGGTAGTCAAATTGGAACAGACGATGCTGCTATAGAATTTGTAAAAACAAAATATGAACCTGGCCTACATTTTGTAACTTTTAGACAATACTGCAACGATTCATTCGGCGGTACCGTTAACTTGGTTAAATCTCGCGGCGACTTTAATTCAGAATTACCAGTTCAATCTGGAGATGATGTTGGTTCGTATGCGTTCTCGGCATACGACGGAACAAATTTTATTGGCGTGGGTGCTATAAACGTGGAAGTTACAGGTGCTGTATCAACTAACTCTATTCCTTGTGCGATGCGTTTCATTATGCATAACGGTGTATCAAGAGCAACTAGAGCAGAAATTACTAGTACATCAGCTACTAATACTACATTTAAGGTTAACAACTTAGGCGCATATACTAGAGGGTTTATTGGGTTTAACGATGTTCCTAGACTACCTTCTTTTGCCACTGACGGTGCTGCTAATACAGCTATCGGTGCTGGTCTAGGTAACGGTATGTTATATTATAATACCACAACTCATAAATTTATGGGCTACGCTAACGGAGCCTGGGTCGCTCTCAATTAATTAATTACGTTCATGCTGTGTTATTAAATACAGCATGAATAAAAATCTAATTTGGTTTACAGGTGCCCCTGGTTCAAAATGGTCGGGCACCGCCAACGTTCTTCAATCTATTCCCCATTTAAATTTTAACATTACTGATCGTTCTCCCGAAAGAGAATATCAGCATATTGGTCCCAACGAGCTTTCAAGAGGTATTACTCACACCGGTGCTTATTTTGGGCCAGGTCACGGTATTGGAGAAGATTGGGATAAATTTACTAACTTAAATCCGGATTATATTGAATCTCAAATTCTCAAAGAATGGAAGGATCCTAATACTGGCAAGCTGTTAGTTAAAAGTCATTTTCTCAGCCACCATTTAAATTTTGTCGCAGAAACTTGGAAAGACAATCCTATCGTAATGGTACTGCGACCTAGCGAAAAATGTGAATTAGGTTGGTTCAGTGCAGGCGGTTGGAATATATCCTATCCCGATTATAGGCCTTACTATAAAAATGACGAGACTATGAAGCGCATGATTAAAGAACACAACCAGCTTATGACTGAATTCTGCGATCACCATGATGTTGTGTCTGGAAAATTTAATGCCGAATTCTTAAAAGAACACTTTGACTGGTCAGTTGACCAATTAGAAAATCTCGAATATAGAGCATGGGTGGAAAAACATTTGATACACACAGCAAGTCTCAGTGATGTAACTCTGGCAATTTATAATATTGATGCTCTAAGAAGTTAATATGAAAAATTTATCCTGGCTCCCTATAGACTTGCCGAAGATAGATTTCAATGATAAAATTATTGAAGACTTCACTAATGATTTTATCCCGGAAACTGCACAGGCATTTCAAGCACAGAGATTAACAACACATGCCCCTAGCTATGGTGTAGCACAATGGCGCAGTGATCTCACCGTTAACCAAAAAAGACTTGCAGAGTATATCACTGATCATTTGCCGTTTGACAGATTAGTAAACATAAAAGTTCATCATCCTAGAAGAAAAGGCAATACCCATATTGACTTTGCTACACCGGAGCAAAATGAAGAATTATTTAAACATAACTCCATGCACGAACCCTGCGGTTATAGATTTGTTTTAAACGGAAACAGGCAAGGAGATCTTTGCGTACATACACAAGATGGAATTGTCTATCCAACTTTACCCGATAGCACAGATTGGTATGTGGTAGGGCATACAAATGTTCCACATTCGATAACACACGAATGCTCTGATAGATATATTTTATTCTGCCATGCTTGGATTAACAAAGACAAGCATGACAAGCTATTACAAAGAAGTTTAGAAAAATATAGAGAGTTTGCTGTTTGGAATATTACTTCTTAACATAGACAAAGTATAATCTATCGTTGTTGTCTTTCTTGAATGTTTCTAATGTTAGATTATGTTTTTTTCCTAGTTCGTGAGCTATTTCAAAACTCCAAGGAAATATATCTACATATGGTCCGTTGGGCCATAGAATTCCGGGATTAGCTCTAAAGTACATCTTTCCTCCCGGCATTAAAATTTCTACTAGGCGTTCAAATCTAATTTCAATTTCATCACGACTATTAAAATTCAAGCTGCCAAATACAATGATATGATCAAAGCTTTCGGGTTCTACTTTAAACTCTAAAATATCAACCATGTAATCGGCGCAGTTATTGTAAGGATCTATACGTCCTTTAAATGGATTGTATCCGCAGCCAAAGTCTAATACAGCTTTAGGCTCAGCTTTGTTGATTTCTTCAACTAACCCCCATCCGCTGTACTGATAAATTTCAGTAGTGGGTTTCCAAATTTCGCCAAAGAATCTATTAAGATACTTTTTATCTAAACGATCAACTACTTCAGCTACGGTGCCTTTTAGGTTTATCTCGTTAAACTGCAACTCGTCCTTGACTGCATTTTCAAACTTGGTAAATCTTGCAGGAGTCCAAGGAAGGAAATCAATGCGAGTATTTTCTCCTAGAGTATCTCTAACAGATTGATATTTCGGCAAACTAAAGGCCACTTCTAAATTTTTAACAATCATATCAAAAATTCTCGTATTCATACATTTTTTTCCTTTTTTGGTAAATAATTTTGTTAGATAGAAAAAATATTCAATTTTGTAATTTTTTTTATCATACATGCATATATAATTATCAAGGAGATGTATAATGCTAACAGGAAAAGAGTTTGTTGCTAAGATCAAGCAAGACAATCAAGCACTATTTAAAGCAAGCCAAATCAACGTTAAGGCCTACTTTGACAGCAAGCCAGCTCAAGAAGAGCTAGTAGATCACTTCATCGGCCGTATGGTTAATGAGCGTATGAACATGGTTGAGATTGCTCAATCTATTGCATCAATGCCAGCAGATACACCTGCAGAAGAACTAGCATTGTTGACTAAACAAGCACACGATGAAGCTAACCACTTCCGTATGGTTAAGGAAGTTATCGAGCACATCACCGGAAAAACTCTAGACGTTGAAGCTGCTATTGCTGCTGAAGCTGCAAAGCCAACAGCTAAGGGTGCCGCTCTTTTAGCAAAATACGAAGCAGAAACTGATCCTGTTGCTTTAGCAGCTTATCAATTAGTTGCTGAAGGCCGTGCTGAAGCTGTTTGGGATCAAATGGCTGACTGCGTAGAAGACGAGTTCATTAGCAGAACTTATGCCAAGATTGCTCGTGACGAAGGCTTTCATGCCAACATCGGCGGTATGAAATTAGCTCAGTTAGTTACTACTGCTGAACAACAAGCTGCTGTCGAAACACTAGTTAACAAGATGCGCAAAGACTTGTTCGATATTAGCTGTAAGAATACACAAGAAGTTGCTGCTGCTAAAGACTTGGTAAAAGAAGCCTACGGCTGGTAATCATAACCTTATGAAAATAGGACTCACACAACGGGTCCTGTTCCATAAAGGTAGAGCGTATGATTCAATCGAGCACGGGTGGTACTCGTGTTTGAAAGAACATACGCTTTCTTTTGTGCAGAACAGACTAGACCAAGACTTCGATTTATTAGCTGACAGCATAGATGCATTGATTATCACAGGCGGCGACGATTCTCCAATAAGAAGAATTGTTGAAACTAAACTGGCCAGTGCTATGTTGACCAGACAAAAGCCTATTATAGGAGTATGCCATGGATGCTTTTTACTAACTCATTTGCTAGGTGGAGTTGTAAACTCTGTTGACCAACATATGGATACCGAACACTTGATTTTATATCAGGGAAAAAAGTATAATGTTAACTCTTACCATACATTGAGCATAGAACAAATTCCACCTACGGCAATTATTCTTGCCCAGGACCTAGAAGGAAAATGTGAAGCATGGATAGATAAAAGCATAGCAGGCATTGTATGGCATCCGGAAAGAATGGACGAACCTTTTATACCTCAAGAAATTAAAGACTTATTATGTTAGAATACGCACTCTGGCTTTTAGCCGGAACACTTTATGGTTTTATTATAGGAGTTATTCCTGTAGCCGGTGCGGCCACAGGGCTAGTAGTTCTATATGGGTTCCTAGGACACTTCATGCACGATCCTTACACCCTGGTAATCTTTACCACTGCTATTGTAGTTGCCTGTACCATAGGAGATAGTTTTGCATCTGTGGTTATGAATATTCCAGGAGCCAGCGGAAGTGCCGCAACTATGGTTGATGGCTTTCCATTAGCTAGGCAAGGACAGGGGGCAAGAGCATTAAGTGCAGCCATTACCACTTCAACGGTTAACGGCATTATATGGGGAGGTGCTGTATTTTTATTTTTACCCTATTATGCCAAGGCTGTTTTAGCATTTGCTATTCCAGAAATGTTTGCCTTTATTATTCTTGCATTTACGTGTATTATTTTTATTAACAGCGAGTATTGGTTCCGAGGAATAATAGCTGCTATTATCGGAATATTTTTAGGATTGATAGGAACTGATCCTCAAACTAATTCCTTTAGATTTACAGGCGGGTGGGAATATTTGGGCACCGGTATACAGATGGCGCCTATACTAGCCGGCTTTCTAGCAGTACCTGAACTTTTGGAAGCATACAGATCTAAAATTTCCACGGTCACAATTAACAACAAAGATATATGGCCGCAGATATTTCAAGGATTTAGAGACAGCTGGAAACACAAATGGGACGGACTAAGAGGTGGTGGCATTGGAGCCGGCATCGGTATCTTGCCCGGAGTTGGAGGAAATATTGCCGATTGGTTAGCCTACGGACAAACCGTAGCGGCTAATAAAAATGAAAAAATTGCATTTGGGGATGGGAATATAAAAGGTGTAATTGGAGCAGAAGGTGCGAATAATGCACAAAAAGCCACTGCATATGTACCTACGGTTTTGTTTGGTATACCAGCAGCACCGTTTGAAGCTATTATTATGAGCCTGTTTGTTTATGTTGGCATTGAGTTAGGTACTCCACAACTTTTGGCCGATATGACATTCTTTAAAATGTTAGGCGGAAGTTATTTTGCTGCAATGATTATTACTTTTGCAATTAGTTTATTTTTTATACGATATGCAATTAAGATAATGAATGTACCTTTCCATTACTATTTCTGGCCGTTGTTGGCCTTAATGACTTGGAGTTGTGTGCAGTATACCGGCTATTGGGAAGATTATGCAATTTTTGCACTTTGCGCAGTAGCAGGTATAACCTTCAAATATTTAAAACTTAGTAGAGCAGCAGTTATTATTGGATTTGTGTTAGCAGATCGATTTGAAGCAACTTCTCTGCAATTTTTTAATTTATATAATTGGTCTGATCTTATTACTAGGCCAATTAGTGGTACTTTGATTGTCGTGGCCATAGCTGCGGGAATCTATGGTGTGTTTTTTAACAAGACTAAAATCAAATATGTTTAAAGGAGATAACATGAAAATAGTTTTAGCGAGTATGTTGTTAGCTATGGCGGGATTTGCACATGCTGACTACAAGATGATCGTTCCTCAAGAAGCCGGTGCAGGCACTAGTGTATGGGCTAGTATTATTGCTAAACACCTAGAACCTAAGCTAGGAGAAAAGATCGTGCTGGTGCATATTCCCGGCGCCAGAGACATTACAGGATTTAATAAGTTTCACAACGAACTACGTAAAGATCCTAAGACCATTATGGTCAGTCACGGCGGGAATGCTGAGAGTTTCTTAACTGAAAAGGTTGACTACAATTATCGAGATTACGAGCCCATTGGAGGAATGAATCTTAGTATTGTTACTGCCTACAGATCAAACTTCGATCCTTATACTAATAACTCAGTAGTTAAGTTTGCAGCAGGATCTGGTAACAATCCAGATATGATGGCATTTACATTACTGATGTGCGGAGAGCTTCCGACCATCGATGCATATTTAGAATGCTATAAAAAGAAATCAACATTTGTTAAAGGTATGAATTCTGGAGAACGTAGATTAAGTTTTATGAGAGGAGAGTTAAATGCCACTCGTGAATCAACTGCGGCCTTTATTAAACATGTTCAACCTATGATTGACAAAGGAGACGCTAAGTTATGGTTTAGTCACGGTGTACTAGATCTTAATTCTGGTAAAATTGTAACCGATCCTAACTATCCTCAAGCGGGAAGTTTAGAACAGGTGTATCGTGCCAAGTACGGTAAGGCTCCAAAAGGTCCGTTATACGATTCCTATGTTCTTGTAAAGCAATATCGAGACGTACTACAAAAAGCTCTTTGGATGGACAAAGGCAATCCAAATGCCCTAAAAGTAAAAGGTGCTCTAGTAGCAATGATCAACGACCCTGAGGCCATGAAAGATATAGAACGAGATGCGGGAAAATACGATTGGTTAATTGGCAAAGACCTAGTGTCTGCTGTAGATGTCTTGAACAAATTAACTAAAGAAAAAGCACTTAAAGATTTAGTGCGCTGGCAAAGTGAAGCCTTTGGGGTAGCCGCAGTATACAAACCAGAAATTATTAAGAAGTGATCGAACTTCTTTTCACTAACATTATCTATGTGGCCTACAGACTTATTGTCAGTGGGCCTATAGTAAAACTGCTTAACAAATATCTACCTTTCTATTTGGCTGTGTTTATTATGGCGCAGCTAAGTTTTGCCTATGACACCGTGGTCTTTGGCTATTATTTTTCTGCTGTAGAACTTCCTAGCCTTATTGAATACCTTAAATCAAACGTTATGTATACCTTGCGTGTTATTGCAGCATGGTGGGTTATCAAACAACTATGGAATAAATTAGGCAATTATTGGCTAGCTGTATTCATAGGTGCAGAACTTACATTTATATTCGATTATTTTATCTTCGGCAATCTGTTTACTTAAATACCTTACGAGGATAAAACACTATGGAAACACCAGAAAGCAATTGGGAAATGCTCAAAGCTAAATCAGCATATCATTTTGATAACTGGACCACAGACCAAAGATGGGACTGCGTTCAGGGTATTGGTAAGTTTATGGGTAACTGGGAAGATGAATTAAAATCAGTAATAGACTCAGCTAAACCAGTCACGTGGAGAACTAGGGCCAAGGGCGGTGAACCTAATAAATTTATTGATAGTGAAGAATATGATCTAGAGACTATCGGAATAGATCCTAATTCTCCTATTGCCAACTTTGAATATAAGCTAGAACCTGTGTTTAGAGAAATGTGCGATAAAATTGGATTATCAAATAGGATTGATCGAATTCACGTTCAATGGCCTGGGCAGGTTTTTAGCAAGCATCTTGATCGATTAGGAAAATTGTATAACGAAGATCCTAGAAAAATTATGAGGATCATGGTACAATTAACTGATTGGGATCAAGGACATTTTAGCCAGTATGGAAATTTTACATATAGTCATTGGAAGGCTGGAGACATCCATACATTCGATTGGAAAAATGTTCCTCATAGTTCAGCCAATGCTGGCCATACGCCCCGAGTAACATTGCTAACTACAGGACTTATAACTGACAAGACATTAGCATTTTTAGAACAGGCACAACATACTCCAGAAATTCCTGTTATAGAATACCAGGCATGGTTAGAGTATGGCTTACTAGATAGATGAATAAAGACCTGTATTGGGAGACTGGCCTCGGTTCAAAGTTTGAACCAACATCCTGGGGTCCTAAACAGGACTTAGAAAGAGAAACTTTTTTAAGAAAATGGCATCAAGATTGGTTAGTTGACCCTATAAATTCATTAGACCCTGAGTTAGTCATCGATGCAGGCTGCGGAACAAATCCGTGGAAGAATGTTATAAGAAACTTAATAGGGTTTGATGCTAGTCCGTTTCCAAATTCTGATTTTCAATCAACTATCATCGACGCTAATTTTGAAAAAGACTCTGCAGATGCATTGTTGTTATTAGGCAGCTTACAATTTTTTAATTTAGAGTATATAGAAGAGAACTTTGCCAAGGCATTAACTTGGGTTAAACCGGGAGGTCTTATCTTTATGCGAGTTATTAAACAATGGGACCTATACACTAAAAAGCAAAAAGAATCAAAGTTCAAGGACAACTACTTTTGGTCGTCGCAAGACATTGATTATATAACAAACAAATATAACTTAGAATTCTTCTATCCTGTACAAACAATACAGATGCAAAATTTAGAAGGAAAAAAAATAAAAAACCCTTACAGGATGTACTGGACATGGAAAAAATCTTAGAAATAAATTATAATAAAAATCCTTTCGACATGTGGAATTCTTTGAAAACAAAAGATCCAGTAACACATCAAGGATTTGATAGTCTGTATGATTTTTGTAAAGCAACTAGTTTATACCACTTTGATGAAAATATAGAAGACGGTATTGACGGAGAGTTACCTGTAATTGTTCCCATTTGTAGATTTGAAGGTGACTGGGTAGATGAAGCTAGAGCAATGACTGAACAAACTGAGCCCGCAACTTTTGACTATCGTGCCGAAACTAGATGGGACAATAACAATAGTTTAGAATACAAAGATTTTAAAAAATGGGGCTACGACGTTGATAACGGTTACGTTGTTTTAAATAGAACAAGACATGCTGCTCTAACTCCTACTCTACAAAAGATGTCTGACCTTTTTAAGTTCGAACATCCGGGAAGATTATCGGGAGGTAAGCCTAATATTAAGTTTGATGTGCAAAAACCAGGACAAATGTTTTACTGGCATTTGGATAACTTCGGCGGCATTCTTAAAGAACAAAGAAATGATTATAATGCGTTTGCGGCCTGCGACTATGATCAAAGAAAGCTAATGCGTCTTATTATTTTCTTAGACGATCAACAGCCTGGTCAAGTTTGGAAGCAAGGTAACTGCTATATTAAATGGAAGAAAGGCGATTGTATAACATGGCCATGGAGAGATATTCCTCACGGAACCGCTAACTTCAGTCATAAAGATAGACCTACATTAAACATCACCGGACGAGTAACAGATGGCACCTTAGAATTTTTAAAATCTTGTAACGGAATTGTTAATCTATGATCAACGATAAACTAAAAGACAAGATAGAAAAAGTTTTTACTCCTGTATCAACTCGTCGAGTTTCTAAAAATATTAGACTTGTTAACAAATATCAAAAATGTGGAACATACATTATCGATTTCATTAATAATCTTCAGCCAACAACGGTGTTAGATTTAGGCTGTGGGGACAATCAATACAAAGATTTTATCCCTAACTTAATAGGAATAGACATAACAAATCCACACGCTGATATTAAATCTGATATTAGCAGTTTGGATTATAAAGATGATTCTATTGATGCAGTTATTTGTTTTGGTAGTATTAACTTTGGCAACGAAGAAACTATTAGGCAACAATTAAACGAAGTGTTTAGAGTGTTGAAGCCAGGCGGTTATGCAATATTTCGAGGAAATATGAAAGACCATTCAGATGATCAAGAGTTGTATTATGGGTGGTCAGAAGAATTAATCCTAAGGTGGACTACACGCTTAAATATACAGCTTTACGAAGGACCTGAAGTTGTTACACGGACTAACCCAGACGGAAGTATTAATACTAACTGGAAAGATCCAAGGATGACTAATATAGGCAAAGAAGCAAGAACACCGTATAGACTTTTTTGGATTTGGAAAAAATGACAGATTACACAGGGCACGATTTAATTTTTGCTACAGGAGCACCCGGCTCTAAGTGGAGCAGAATACTTTCATCGCTGGGATTACACCCCAGTATTAATAACAGCGACAAAGATAAATTTCCTAAGTACAATTTAGATGTGATGTTTGCCAGCGGAAAAATAATGCCAGTTGGAAATCATTCTGGAGCATATTTTGGTCCTGATAACAATGTCGGAGAACGCTTTGACGATCTGACCAAGCTGTCAAAAGAAGAATTTTTAGAGGAAATCAAACGTCCGTTTGATAATTGGGACCAAGGTTTTAAAATCATTAAATCTCATTGGTTTAGTTACCAGGGTAACTTAGATTGGCTGTTAGAAAATTTTCCGGATGCAAAAATTATATTAGTATATAACGGAGATGATACTGCATTTAAGTGGTGGCACTTTGTGGGTGGCTGGGATATTAGTTTCCCCACATACACATGGTACAATAACGATCAAAGAATGTACGAAAAGATTCTAGAGGAAAATCATTATCTTTTAGAGTTTGCTAAAAAACACTTAGTACCTGTTAGAATGTATAAAGATTTTAAAGAAATATTACGTGAACTAGAGCTGTCAGATGATCTTGATTTTATCAACCATTTAAAGCAAGATGACATAGAATTAATCAACAGATTATCGGGCAGCGATATTGGATTAATGGATCAATTTAACGGCAGTGTTAAAGGTGCAGCTCTAGGAGTTTTATCAAAAAATTCTGTAAAATGCCAAGATCAAATAGAATTCAACAAGTGGGTTTCTAAGTCAAAAGCCTTCTTGGATCAAAGACATAACACATTTCAAATAGATCGCTTGCTATCTGAGAGGTACAGCGAAGCGTGGCTAAATCAAATAAATAAGATTATAAAGTCAGCTTCATTTATAGCTAAATAAGC